GTGGCTATAAATGGAGCTGATGGTATTCCAGCTTTCACTCGAATTGACGAAAGCACATCAATGGGATTTCCCCTGTGCAAGGCTAAGAAAAATTTCATGCGTGATGTTGACTTGGAACACACTAATGGAGATTATGGGTTTGTGGCTATTCCACGAGAGTTTGTTGGATTACCAGTTGCTGATAATGTTAGAGATGCAAAAACTGTCATGTTAGAAGGGGAGCGCCCATTCTTTATTTTTAAGATGAGTATGAAGGACGAGCCGTTGACAACTGTGAAGATAGGGAAGCACAAGATTCGCATTTTTCTCGGATTTGAAGTTGTGGGGACACTCGTGTCCCGTGAATTTTATCTAGGAATTTGTCGTCTTTTCCGTGCTTTCCCGTTGGAATGTGAGACCGCTGTGGGAATTAATGCATGTGGACCAGAATGGGACGAGTTGATTCAAAAAGTGTTGGTGTATGGACCAGACCGCATCTTTGCTGGAGATTATCAATCCTATGACAAGATGTTGAGATCAGAAGTGATGGCAGCAGCATTCCGCGTTTACATGAGAATTGCTGTACATAGTGAGAATTTTGATGACAATGATTTAGCTATCATGCGAGGTATTATGACAGAAATTTGTTACCCCGTGTATGAAGTAGATGGAGTCTTTCTGCAGTTTTCCGGCACTAATCCCTCTGGTCATACTTTAACGGTAGAAATCAATGGTACTGCCAATTCACTTTTGAAGAGGATGTGTTATTACAAGATACACATTGAAGCCTTGGGAGGAAGTGTCTTTGAGCCTTTTGATCACTTGTTGAGTAAGATCCCTCCATTCCATGAGCGCGTTACGGTAGTGAATTATGGTGATGATGATATGAATTCTGTACATCCTGACGAAAAGTTGTTTAATCACCGAACATATTCACAACATGTGCAGTGTTTCGGGATGACCTATACTGATGCCGATAAGACAATGAGTGGAGCTGAGTTTACACCCTTCTCTCAGTTGACCTTTCTGAAAAGGCGTCCATTGTGGGATGACGAACTTCAAACTTGGCTGGCCCCTCTAGACATTCAGTCTGTCTGTAAGAGCTTAATGATGACAAAAGAAGGTGCAGGAGGAGATTTTGCTTCAGAAGCTCAGTTAGCAGCAGATGCAGTGGATACTGCTCAGCGTGAAATGTTCCAATATGGTCGTAAACAATTTGACTCTTTCAAGGAGAAAGCAGCTCGTCTTGTGGTAAATGTCAAGGACAAGAGAGGAGTAGCAGTTGCACCTTTGTGCAAGGCTCCTTTTATGTCTTATGATGATCTAGCGAGTAGTTATCGATCAGGTACATTGGAACCTTGGAGTGCTGGTCCTGAGCCCCAAGAAGACTTAGAAGGCGATATAGAGGTGCAGAGTGGTTGCGTACTGGAATACGAGCCATGTGCGGAACCCTTTCTTGAGTCATCCAATGAGACTGTGAACTTCTTTTGGTGGGAATGGTATATGTTTTGGCTGAATGCATTTTTGGCTGGAGCCATATGGTCAAAAGCTTTGTACTACGGAGATTTTCATTTCACTGTTTCACCAATACAGTTTCTCAATTGGAAAAAATATAGTTGTCTTTATTTTGTTTTATTTTATTGTGCGTTTATGCATGGTGTTTCATTTCTTTGTGTTCCTTTTATGTTTGCTACATTGTGTCCATATTATTTAGAATTCGGTTGTTATTTGTACTTTTTGTTGGGTCTTTGTGATAAACCCAAGGTGAAAATAAGACTCAAGCTCAAGCAGTTCGGTTTGTTGAGATATCGAAGAGTTAGAAGTCGACAACGGGTCATCCTTGAGATTCAAGGTGGCCACCTTACTGAAGGATGCGGCAACTTTCGTGGTCGTCTTGTAGATGTCGATTCTGCTTTCAAGAGATTTATTAGAGTGAAGGCATTGATAGTTGAATTGATGCAAACTTATTACAATTGTTACATTCCTTTGGACAATGGTAATGGAGCATGGACTCGTGAGCAATTTGTTCAAGTTAGCGACATAAGAAAGATGCTGAACTTTTTCATGCCGGACATTCTGCACGATGCACCTGCTTCCCTAATTATAGCTCTGGAGGAAAATGCACGTGGATTGAGATTCCTTTCGCATTCCATGTTGCTATTACGTGGCAATCTTGCTCCTATGGGTGCGGATTTCCTCGGATATTTTTCCGTCTGCTATATGGGTGACATGTTGTCTCAATGTGTCGAGAGGTGGTGTGAAGAGTTCATATTCCTCCGTCGGAGACAATCTACGCGAGGACCAATTCTCGCACAGATTGAGTACAATGAATTTGGAGGAGGTGGCCATGTACCTTGGGCTACGTATAGACATGAGAACGATCCAGCTGAGTTATCCTCATTCCAATTGGATGAGTTTTGGCTAGAGAGATTTGTCGAACACTATGGCTAAAGCCAAGCCACCGTCTTGGGACGACGTTAAAAGCATCCAATCCCTTTCACATTGGTTACTTCACAAATTTTAGTCAGATTTGTGAGAGCGTGTGAGAGGAGGACTAAACCATTCGTGGAAAATTGAGTTAATTTCACGTCTTATATAACTTGCAGTAGACAATAAGTGCCTAGCGGGGAGTACGCAATCCCTTTCCCCGCCCTCATGTCTGCATGGTGTCAGTGACCATGTAGGAGCAGCCGCTCCGATTTTCCTCGAAGTAGTAATGATGGCAGTCATGCACACTTCTAATGATGAGGAATACTTGCAATACATTAATGATTTTGCAATTACTGCCGGCCTACCCCTCTTTCGGTCTCATAGAGAGGTAATGGATGAATTGTTATCAAGTTTAGTCTTAGGATTGGATGAAGATGACATTGAGACTCAATCTGGTGAATTCTGTTCCATTGGAACAGGAAATAACCTACAAAATGTGTTAATTGCTGGGGTAGATGACCCTGGCTCAGGTTTCACGTGTGAAGTTGCTTCTGACCCTGATCCTACGTGGTCAGTAGCACAAGACCCCAGTGACGCGGTCGAAAATTTTCTGGAACGGCCCATACAGGGACCAGAAATTATGTGGACCATGGGAACTGGTGTTCTTGATCAATTTATTTACCCTTGGGAAATTTGGGTGAATAATCCGCATGTGGTCAATCGTCTGAATAATTTCAAATATTTTAGTGGAAAGATGCACATCCGGTTTACAATCACTGGAACACAATTTCATTCAGGTCGTGCTATGGCTTCCTACATACCATGCACATCTGATCAAGTGTGGGAGGATGGTTTCATAACTACACGAACACAGACTTGGAATGACTTTATGTCGGCCTCACAAAGGCCACATATTTTCCTCGATCCTGGAACCAATCAGGGAGGAGAATTGGTCGTTCCATTCTTTTCCCCCTTGAATGGTATTGTTTCATATTTGACAGGAGGTGTC